AGCAGAACTAAACTGTATAAAGGTAATATTAGTTGTACCAAAAGTAATTGTACCTATTGTATTACATACATAAGCCTCACCTGCACCTGTATCACCTTCTTGAACATAGAAATAAGAACCTTCGTCAAGACTACTATTAGTTCCCGGTGCGTAGCTATCTGCATCTGTTGCACGAGTAAGTACCCAATTAGTAGAACCAGAACCTACATCAGTAACTGTATAAACACCATTTTGTGTTTGGTCTGTTTGTTCATATACAAGCACACGGTCAGATGTGTTAAGAGTTACACCATCAATTACCAAAGCTGCTTGAGTACCTGCATTGGTAAGTGTTGCACCTACACCTGCAGTACCATTATTATAAGTAGCATTAAGATTAATAGGTGATTCTACACGAACTGCATCATGGAAGTGAATAGCTGCTGCAGTAAGGTTATCTACATATTGCTTTGTTGCGGCTTCAAGGTTTGCAGAAGGATTACCCGGCAGTGTAATTGCACCAGTCATAGTTCCACCAGCAAGTGGCAGATGATTGCCAATAGATGTTGCTAGTGCGGCTGAAACTGTTTCTAATTGAGATACTGTAGCATATCCTGTACCGTCACCTATAACTGCATTAATAGAAGTAATGGCTGCTTTATTAACTGATGTTAATGCACTAACTGCTGCAATAACTGTATTGCTATTATCAATAGAAGTTGCCATAGTTGCAGACAATGCAGTAATGACACTATTGATTGACGTAATGGCATTTGTATTTGTTGTAATGTTTGTATTAGAGTTGTCAATGCTGGTAGCCATTGTTGCAGACAGTGTAGCTACAGTTGCAGACATTGCAACATTGTCACCACCAATAACAAAGGAAGTAGCTGACACAGTATCAAAAGATTGATTAGCATTTACAACAATTGTACCAGAACCAGTAATGCCTGTTACAGTTGTAGCATTTTCAAGAATGTGAATACCTGTACCTGCAGTTAAGGCAGTCATTGTACCTGCACCTGCAAGACCTGTAATGTTAGAACCATCACCATACAAATATGTAGCACTAACTACACTTGTTGAAATATTACCTGCAGTAAGTTTACCACCTACAGACGTAGCACCTGCAACTGTAAGAGTACCAGTACTATTAATATCGTTTGATACAGACAACTTACCATCAATATTAGCAGCACCTACAACATCAAGTGTACCACTTACTGATACGTTGTTTTCTATTGTAAGTGAAGAACCACTAAATGTACCACCTACAAATGAATTAGCTGATACAGTATTGGCAACTGTTACATCTGTAATACGACCATAGGCATCTACTGTAAACTGACTTAACCCATAAGTACCTGCAGATACACTTGTCTGTGTCAGAGCAAATGTAGGATTACCTGCAGTACCATTAGCATTGGTAATAGTAACACCTGCAGTACCTGTTAGTGTACGACCATATTTACTGTCACCTGATTCAACTACAATACCTGTAACAGATGTTGCACCTGCTGCGGCAGTATTAAGTTGCTCTGCAGTTGCTACAAGTTGTGTTCCATTAATTTGAATAGTGCCAGTAAGATTAATACCTGACTGTGAAATTTGCAGTGTAGAGTTACGTCCTGCACCATCTTGAATGTAAACAAACTGACCTGACCCTAAACCATTACTGTTTGTATCAGATGTTTGTAAAAGATTCTTGTACGAATCTGCTATGAGTTTTCCAGTTAAATCTGCCATTATATCAAATTCCAATACTTGAGGTTATTATTAAATGTAATGGTTACTGCAGTCCATGCACCGTTACGGTCTGTATTAGGGTCAGGACGTATATCACGAATAAATTCTTTTTCATCTATTCTTGGTGATTTGTTTTGTGGATGATTTTTTAAATCGTAACTATAATCATAATCGGTAGGACATACCATTAAACCATAACTATTTTTCTTTAGCTGGTTTAATTTATATCTGAATCCACAAGTATCACAAAGACCATATACATCTCTTCGTGTAGCCATTAAACAGTTACCTTTGGTTTAAAGAATATACTTACACGTTCTCTGTCTTCTTCCATTGCACGTCCAAGTCTTTCTTCATACTCTGTCTTAATCATTTGAATTCTATTCATATCAACATTAGGACGTTTAATAGACATTTGATATGCAAGACCTGCAGTTAAACACGGAAGAAACCTACGAGAAATATCTGCATTTTGAATAGCAGATTTATTTACATCTTCCATATAACGAACTAATTCTAATTTTATTTGATCAGTATTATTTTCTGGAATAGGCCACAAATGGACCACAGGGTTGCCACGTTCATGCCGTACTGCATATTGTGTTGTACGTCCTGTCTGTCCCTTATTAGGTATCTTTAAATATTCCTGCATAGAAATACGTTCAAGCTGAACATCTGTATCATTACGATTATGTACAGCTTCAAGCACATCAATAGTAGAAGAAGCAAGTGCAAAGGTAGTTACACTAGTTGCCAATGTAACAGCAGAAGTATTGGCAGTCCATAGCATAACGCCACGGTTCTGCCAGTCTTGAAGGATAAGGTTAATAGAACGCCGTGCAGACTTAGGCTCGTGACCAAGAGTTTCTTCGCCACCAATCATCTCCATTGCTTCTTGAATAACTTCATCTATATCCATATTGAAGTTAAATGTACCTGAAGTAGCCATTAATACAACCTACTCTTTTTACTTTTTTTTAATCTTAGTTTAAGGTCTTTTAATCGGATCATAGGCTTTGCGCCATTCCTGTTGCCAGAAGTCCTCTTCAATCGTCTTTTCGATGGGGCTTTTATGATTTGCTGTCCAACACTTGCACGATTGATAGACATTCTTAATATAACCTATTATGTGAGCAACCAATTTTCCCACCCTTTTTATAACTAACCTTACCACCTTTTTTCATAACACTTGGTGGAGTACTGGGATTGTTATTTCTAAATTGTTTATACTTACGTTTCTTTTCTTCATCTGTAGTTTTTTTAATTTGTTTAACTGCTTTAGTAGAAGATAAACCTACTTGTTGTCCTGCTTTTTTATTCACTGACCTTTTTATATTTTCACCGAACTTTGTTTTTTTAGGTTTAGGACTTACTGATTCATCAGGCATTGATCTGCCTTTATCACGTTTAAGTCTTTCTTTTTGAACCATAGGTACAAGTTGTTTAGCAATATCAGCTTGTTTAAAATAAGCAGTAGGATCAATATCACCTTGACTAAAAGCTTTAAATAAAGCAGCAACCTTTATAGGACCTGCAGATGTCCCCATAGCATTTACTTTTTTTTCAAATTGTTTAAACTGCTTATCATCCATATTAGCCATCATTCTTACTGGTGACTTAGCTGGCATTTTGTTTTTTGGTGGTGTTAATTTGATACCCATTATTTACTTCCCCTTACCATACTTCTTATGTTGCTGAGTTTTTGGTGGACTTTTTTTCGATTTACCGGGGCCAGCCCATAATACTTTATCGGCCCAATAAGCAGCACTAAGCTTGCCCTTACTAATATTTTGTGCGTGGCGGCTTTTAAAAGATTTACGAGCCGTTGGTGAATAGTTATGTCCATATCCTTTTGCTCCAAAGTGAATAAGCTTAATTGTGTCTCCGTCCTTTGCGAGAACCATTCCCTTTTTTTCTGGACGATTAGATCTTTTAGGTTTATTAAACCCTGCAAATTTAGTACCACGATATTCTATGCCTCCTGATGGCAGACGTTTTACGCCGGGATATTTAGAAGATTTACCTGCCATTACTTGACCTTCCTATATTTTCTAACTTTCTTTGCGATAGTTTTAGGCTGCTTAACAAATTGTTTTCCTTGTTTAGATCCTTTTCTTTTAGCTGCCGAAGTCTTTGCGTATTCTTTTGCGGATAATGCTTTAATCGCTTTCGCTGGTAAGTAACGTTCTCCTGTAGCTTTTGGACCCTGCGTGGATGGCTTACCACTTTTGGTTCTCCACTTTTGTTTTGTCCAAGCTTTTAAACTCCTTTGAGGTTTTTTTAAGTTTGCCATTCAACATTCCTTATTATATCACTGTAATCCTTCATATACAAACCAAATAAATGGTATAAGAAAAGATAAAAAGAATAAAATTAAACCTATAATAGTAGCGTTATATATTAACTGCTCACGTTCTTGTGCTATTCTAGCAGCTTCTGCCCTTTGTCTTTTTCTAATCTCACCTTGAATACGTATAATTTCTTGCCACGCATTCATACCATATTGGCCTATAATAAAGTTACGTAATTCGTTTTCCATTTGCTCTGCTTTTTTCTTAGCAGCAAATGTTTCTAATGCTTCCTCTTCTACGCTACCAAACCTACGACCCTTTGCAACATTGTGTTCTTTCTTAACATGGTGAATGGCATTCATCCAACGACCTAAATCACCAGCCATTGATTCAACTTCCTTACCTACTTCAAAGCCTTTCTTGATTGCATTGTAGGCAGTCGTTGCTGCGGCTATTGCTGTAATTGGGTCCATAACTACTTTCCTTGTACATTACTTACTTCTACACAAAAACATTTATCGTTTGGATTTTTAAAATTATGTTCAGTTAATGCCATATGACATTTAGAAATCCATTCATGTGTATCATGGACCTTTGTTTTTACCTCTATATTGTTAGCAGTAATAATGCAAAACATTACTACACTAAGATTTGTAACCACCGCCAGCTTTCTTATATTCAGTTGCTAGTAGTTGAGCCTTACGAGCAGACCATTGACCCGGTGCGCCACCTTTATTACCAGCTTTTATCTTTTCAAATAGACGCTTACGCATAGTTGGCTTGGTATAATTACCTGCCTTATTGACAGTAGATTTAGGTTTACCACCTGTAGAAAGAGATCTTACATTCTTTCTTGTGTAAGATCCCTTTCCTTTTTTAGGCTTAACAATTTTGGGTTTAAACTTACCATCCTTTAAACCTTTAGCTACAGGATTAGATTTACCTGCAGAGGATAGTGCAATCGCTACCGCTTGCTTTTGAGGTCTGCCTTCTTTCTTTAGCTTTTTAATATTTTTGCTAATTACTTTGGCAGACCTACCTTTTGTCAATGGCATTGTAGATCTCCTTACCGCTTTGGTTTACGAGCCTTACCCCAACCACGCATTTGACGAGCAACTACTTCTGGTTTTTTCTTCATGCCAATCTTACCACCTTTACTGTAAGATTTCATTTTACCACCAGTCTTATTATTTTTAGTTTTTGCAGCATCACGTTTAAAACGAATTGCTTTAGCAGCAGCTAATTCTTTTTTAAGTGCATCCATGCCAAGTTCTTTTAATTTACCTTGAGTACCTGCCATAGCTGCCTTTGCTGCTTCTTTACCTGTACCACCATAATACTTCATCATAACGGCACGTTCTTCTGGACCGCCAACAAAAGTGCTTGCATTAATACCAAAGCCAGTATTAGCACCTTTATTAAAAGATGTTGGAACAGGAACTTTTGGTCTACCTGCTTCTGTATCAGAACCAGATACACGTGGTGGTCCCATAGGTGGACCTTGTACTTTTGGTTTTGGTTTAGGCAAAGGCATTGCTTTAGATTTACCTTTATCATCTTTACCAAGTGTACTAACACCTAACATTGTTCCTGCTACACCTGCAGCACCTAATAAAGGCTTGACTACACTTTTTGGTCCACCAGTTGCAGGACGTGGTGGTGGAGTAGTTGGTCTTGTTTTTGGTTTAGCTGTAGTACTAGGTTTAGTTGTTGGTTTAGGTTTAGCCATAGTAGGTTTACCTGCACCAGTAGCAGTTTTTGGTTTAGCTGTAGTACTAGGTTTTGGTTTAGCAGTAGCACTAGGTTTAGGTGTTGTTGTACTACTTGGTTTAGGTGGTTTAATTTTATTACCACGACCGATAGTACGTGTTACACCTGCTGCTAAGTCATCTACTTTATCTGCTACTTTAGTACCGGGACGTGCAAGAGTTCTTACTACACCAAGATTAGAATTATTAATAAGTTTAGCTGTACCCTTTTTAGCTGCTTCAGTAGCAGCTTTACCAGCTAATTTTTTTGCTCCTAACTTAGCTAATTCTCTAGCAATTGTTGGACCTGCTGCTCTAACTAGTGTACCACCAATCATAAATAAAAGAGGAAGTGCCATGATTATTTACCTTTCATTGCTTTGCCATAACCACGTAAAGCTTTACCGCATCCTCGTGGAGAAGACTTTTTCATTTGTTTATTTGATTTAATTCTACCGCCTTTATTAAACAATTTACCTGTGCTTGGTGTAAATCTAGCAGAAGGTGATGTGTATCTTTGCATAGATGTAGGAGATTTTTCAAATCCACCTTTACCTCTACCTTGTTTCTGTTCAATAATTTCTGTAGCAGACTTTTTAATTTGTCTAATTTTTTGTTTAGCCTGAGTCTTGGTAATTTTTTTATCTTGTAATTGTTTTTGAACCATATCAATTCGTTGACGAATTTCTTTACCAGCTTCTTTTGTTGCTTGTTTAGCATCTACAAAGAAAGCTTTATCCAAAGACTCAGAAGCTTTTTTACGTTTACGAACTTCTTCAAGTGTAGTAGGTTCACCAGAACGCATAGCTTGTTTTAAACGTTGACCAAAGCTAGGCTTTCTAATACGCATTGGTCTAGGATCTGCAACTTTTGTTAAATCAACTTCTTTTGTAACTTTATTTCTCATTGCATTAGTAGCTTTTCCTGTTCCCATTTTTTCAGAGATCATAGAAGCAGGTGGTGAAAATCGTCCAGTTGTTTGAACTTTAGAACCTTTTTTCGTTTTAACAATACGAGCCTGTCCACTTTTAATAAGTCTTCTAAGTTCTTTACGTGAATAGTCTTTAAGTTTTTCAGGAAGTTCAATAATAGAAGGAAGTACAGTATTGGGTCCTTCTTGATATGCTCCTTCTGCAACTTGCGGTTGTTGCATTCTTCCAGTATAATCATCTCTTGCACCACGTCTACGTCCTTCAGCAGCTAACTCCTCTTTAGTCATTTGCTTTGGTTGTGGTGGAGTTTTTGTAGGAATACGACTTTCAATTATTTCTTTTGGCTTACGTCTTGCATCAATATCTTTAAGTTCTTTTAAAGTCATATTTTTTAGATCTGCCATTTTTTTAATTCCGTATGCTTGACGGAATTTAGTAAGCAGATTATTACGTTCTTGCTTTTGTTTATCAGTCATTCCTGCAAGTGTTCCACGTGGAGTAGACTTTGCACGAGTTGCTGATGCACTTGTTTTACTTGGTGCAGGTTTTTTAGCAACAGGTGCTTTCTTCTTAGCACGTGTCTGTGCAGCCTTTTGTTGTTTGGTTAAACGTCCACGCTTTGGTGCAGCAGCTTTCTTTGCAACTTTAGGGGCAGCTTTTTTTGCAGCCTCACTAGCACCTTTCTTTAAAATTTTACCACCTACAATTGTAAAAAGTCCCATTAGTTTGCTCCCGGTATAACTGGATTATCTGCACCACCGGGACTTGTAGCAGCTTCCATATCGTCCCTTCTAGTGCGTCTTGCTTGGTTACGTAATGATTCAACTGCTGCTTGATAGCGTTGTTCAAACAGTTGACTTGCTTGGTAGTCTTTCATAAATACCATTGCTTCTACCATAGATGCATTAAACAAAGCATCATAACAATAGTCAGAAAAATAATTATTAGGTGTTGCTGATGTAAGAGCAACTGGTTTAGCTACATATGCAATTTCACCATTCAATGTAGATACAGGTGTAGGAGCAATAATAACTGTAGTATTATCACGCCTACCATAATATACTGGTGTACCTGTGCTTGCACTTACAGGCCAATAATCTTTAATGTACTCATCAGTACGTTGTAATAGGTGAATACGTGTTGGATCAGTTGTACTTGTTGCAGAAGTAGTAATATTAAAATTCTTTACTATACGTGTACCTGATACTAAAGTAATACGATTGTTATCTGCAGATACAGCGACTGACGTATAAGTTACAAGACCATAGTCGTCTAGTACCCTTGTCAGACGTTCTTCTGCTCGATTTACAATTTTTGGAATATATGCTAAGAACTCTGCGCCATCATTTTCAGTAGCACCAATTAAGTCCTCAACCAGATAAGTATAATTAGCCATAATAAATTGTCACAGTAGCTGCTGATGTAGGAGCAGAAACTTTTACAGAACCGACCATGCGAACACCAAAGTCTGGGATCATTACGTCACCTGCATCGTTTGCAGTTGTTCCTACAAATTTAATATTGCTTCCACGTGCATTACCATACTCATCGGTTTCAGAACCTGTAATGGTAAATGTACCAACGCCTGAAAATGTTAGACCTTTAATACGAGTATTTGAAATTGTTGTGCTTGTGATTGAATCTACAAATGCACCACTGCCTACTTGATGAGCAGTTCTAATATTACTTGCCATATCACGTCACCTATATTTGTTAATTAGTTAGTTGTGGTTCGTTACCTATATTATACACAAAAAAGGAGAAGGATCAAAGACCCTTCCCCTACTTTTTTCAGATTAATTTAAATTAACCTTATGCACCGTCTGAGCCGTAGAACCCACGCCAGTCTGACCAACCGAAGCTGTAACGTTCACGAGCCTTAAACCGCAGGTTGCCAGTATCGAAATCTGGTTCCATTTTGGTTTGAAGCGGCGCACGTACAAACATCTTTGTACCGTTTGGACAATCAGTTTTGATAAACCAAGCGTCAGTGTCTGTGAAGCGGCGGTTTACGTAGAAGCCACCGGGAACCAGACCCTGATTACGGATTGAGTTGATGTCATTAGTCTGCGTGATACCATCTGTACCGAAGGTAGCAGTAGAAGTTGACAGTGTGCTGTTCAGAATCTGGTCAGCAGTAAATGCGAGGTCTGATGGAATGTGCAAAGACTTAGCTTGCAGACCAATCAGAATACCACGGTCATCTTTTGCTTTTGAGATCTGAATCAGTGCAGCTTCCAAAGATGATTCTGCAAGATCAGAAGCACCAATGTAGTTTGACTGATTACCAGCAGAAGCTGTTGGGTGAGAAGCAGAGAACAGTGCTACGCCATCGCCACCAACGTAAGCTGCGCTGAAGCCGTTGTTAAATACGTCAGCAGCTTTAACTTGCTTGGTGTTCGCCATAGCACGTGCCAAACCTCTTGCACGAAGTTTTGCAAATGTGTCATAGAGGTTATCTTCCATAGCCTCTTCTGTCACTGCAAATGCAAGTGCAATGGTTTCATGTGTATAGCGTGAAGTGTAGCTTTCCTGTGCATCGTCATAAGTAACGGCTGAACCTTCACCTTTAACAGGTGCAGTACCGAAACCTGTGAACAATACTTCTTCTTCAAACGCACGATCTGAATTTTCAGTTTCAAAAAGCGGTGCGTGTTCGTCAGCAACTTCCCCATATTCCATACCGAATACGGCATTAAGACCGGGGAGAAGCTCTTTTGCAATACTTGCTCTATTAATAGCCATTCTTTAATCTCCCTTATTAACCTAATAGGTATGCAGTAATGGTTGCAGGGGCAGTAACAGCAGCAGTCAAGAAGTTATCTGTATGCTGAATGAGTTGTACATTCAACTTCAAATAAGCGTTCTCAGCAGCTACAGCCACATCGTTGCCCGGTTCATCAACTGAATCCAATGTGCGACACATTGCAATACCAGTTGTACGAGTTGCAGCCTCTACACCGTGACCAGACATACCAGTAAAGGTTGAGCCTGTTCCAAGTGTTACAGCAAAGTTTTGTGAGCCGTGTAGGTCACCAGCAGTTACAGATGCATCTGCTTGTACTTCAAACACGGTACGTGAATCGTCAGCAACGATAGCTACAGCATTAGTAGCTGATGTTCCAGAAGGCCAGTACTTGCTGAACTTCTGCTCACCGTTAGCTTCGTAACGGCAACCCATAAATACGCCCTGAACAATTTCAGTTACTGTCGTAATAACTTCCAAATTCCCTGCATTTATACGGACAAGATCGCCTGTAAAAATATTAGCAGCGTAGGCTGAAGCAATTGGATACTCATTAGTACCAGTGCTGTTTGAGCCACTACCACGTTTACGAGAAGGTCGGAAGCCTGACAATGCTTTAGTTGCAGTCATTTTATTTCTCCCTTTTTAAAATTGCACACCAAGAAAAAAGTTCCGACCATTAGTTTCAATTAATCTTGAAATCTAGGTGATCGACCCCTTGTAACTTGGGTCTTACTATTATTACGAATTGGCATTCTTGAATCACTTGAGTTCATAAGTTGAGCATTAACAGCTTCAACCATTTCACGACTTTGATTCTCAAAATACCTTTGTCGGCTTTTAGCTTTTGCTAAAGGTATTTTAGCCAAGGCCAAATCTCCACGACAGATTGTACCTTCATACCGACCACTGTCCTTCACGATGGACGAATGCATTAGTTCGGGAACTTCATCTACAGAAACAAACTGCCAACCTTCTTGGAGTTTCTTTCCGATATTTTTGTAATCGTCTTGACCACGGCTAGTAATGCGGATCCAACGTAACTTTAAACCTTGATCAGCAAAACGATTTTCTACATCCTCTGGAATATCTAATAGATTTGGTTCTCTATATTCGTATTCCATTTCCCTAGAATTAAGTTCACGAGACTCTGCACTACGTGATGTTGTTGTATTACGTGCCATTTTAGTTTACCTCCACGCTATTAATTACCATAAACAGAAGTGTACTCACCATCGGATCGTTCCACTTTTAGTTTTTCTGCGGCGTATTGTTCAAGTGGTATACCCCATTTTTCAGCAAGACGAATATCTTCTTTTGAAAGTTTTACTTTCTTGCTATTAGATGAAGAGGTTGAAGTGCGTGATGCTCCACCAACCACTTGAGCAGGTGATGACGTTTCCTGCGTCCGTTGTGTTACAGGTGCTTCACCAAAACGTTCTGGAAATCGTTGCCGAAGTCTAGAATCAATTTCTTGGTAAAAATCTGTATCTGAAGGATCAAAGCCTTCTCCTTTTAGTTCATTGTCAATTTCCAATGCTAGTGTAGTCATTACGGAATCTTGACCAAACCAAGGATTTCTACCTGCCCATTCAACTGCCAAACGATCATATTGTGCGGCTTCTTGTTGAACAGATCTTTCAGTTTGTTGAACAGCTTGCTGCTGAGACATTGTAAACTGCTGTTTATTCATCTGAAGCATTGATGCATCGTTTTGCGCCCGACTTAAATGTTCCTGCGCTTCTACAATGCGATCCGTATCACCTGATTCCAAAGCTTGACGATAAGCTTGTTTAGCAATGTCAATACGGTTATTAATGCTTGCTTCTGATGTTTCAAAATTCTTTTCAACAGAAGTTTCAATTTCTTTTTGCTTATTCTTTAATTGATCTTCAAGTTCTTTTTGACGAGCAATTAATTCAGCAATTTGTTCTTCACGTTCTTTTTTCTGACGTACTAATTGACGAATACGCTTTTGTGCGCCAGATTGTTGTTGTTCTTCCTGATCAGGCTTCTGATCTTCTATAGCTTCTGCTCGTGCTTCAGCTACCTTTTCCTGTTGAGTTTCAACTTCTGGTTGTTCTTCTTCACCTTCAATTTCAAACTCTACACGTTCTTCCTCTTTTTCGGCTTTGGAAGTATTTACCGTTGTCCAGTCATTATCTGACATTTATATTTCTCCTTTAACGTCATTTGCGAAGCTGACGAGTTACGCAATTGTTTTTATAATACAAGATAAGTTAGATATATACAATAGCTATCCAAAGAAAATCTTAGGTTTATTGCGTTTATTTAACCTTTTCTTGTGTCTTCCCGGCCTACGCTTCTTAGGTTTGCCATAAGAAGCTACCGCCAATGTATATGTTTTTGCCATTAGTGTGACAAATTATAGGTTGGGTCTAGTTCTTTTGGATCTTCAACAACCATAGAAATCTGGTCATCAAACAAAAGAATAAGACGAATACCTTTATAAAAGAACTTATGACCAGTATGTTTACCATAACACACATAATCTCCTTCGGAACACCATGCCCCATTGGGAAACTTGCTTGTATCTTGATAAGCACAGTCACCAACTTTAAGAACCTTACCTACCGTTGTAAGATAAGCAATGTCATTCTTTGTTGAATCAGGTAGAATAATACCACCTTTAGTTTGTTCTTTTACAGAAACAGGACGTACCAAAATGTGGTATCCCGGAATGTGTGGCAACACGGATGGATCTGGTGCATCACCTGCTGTAATCCATTCGTCATTCTTAATTGAATTGCCCATTGATACTGCTTGCATTTTTACTCCTCATCGTCTTCATATATCATTGTGTTTACTATATGCTTGATTTCTTCTCTGGCCCATTCTATGCCAGCGATTCTACCAACTGCATTTGTATACGAATGATAATCTGAAGCTGATCCAGATGCAAGCGAATTTTTTAAAGACTGCATTTCTTTTTGCAGTACACGATCTATTTCTTCCCAAAGCATTTAAATAGCCTTTGGCTCATAGTTATATGGATTACGTTCTATACTACCACCTGATTTAAATTTTTCAATTTGGCCTACACCTTTAGAAAAAGCAGGAATAGCATCTACTTCAATGTAATCATATAAAGGATGCATATTATTTCCTATTTTTATTTCTCCTACTTGATTTCCTAATCTAATATCACCTACAGTTGCAGGACGTAGATTAGGCTGCGGTACTTCTTCTTTAATTTCACCAGACTTCATTTTTCTATTTATTTTGTCTGTCATACGTTTCATATTAACAGGACCAACAAACTGTGTGTCTAATGTATAATAATGTTTTCCACTTTTAGGTTGTACTGCTACAATAGGATGATCTAGTCTTCTTCCTTTTCCATCAACCATAATTGTAAATTTTTCTGGTTGTAAAAGATTTGTATTTATTTCTTTACCAGCTTTTCCTGTATTTTGTTTATAGTTTTTTTGCATATCTTCAATGCTTAAATTTTCAGAAAGTGTGTTAGCCCTAGCCACAGCTTTATTCTGTGTTGGAGTATTAGGCAATCTTTCACTACTTTTTTTAAATGAAGTGCGAGGACTAATAAAAAGATTTTCAAAAGTTTGATTAGATACATCAGTAGGCTTACCTTTACCCATCATAATGTAATTACCAAAATCTAAATCAAGTTCAATACCTGCTTTAGATAATCCTTCTGCTATTTCTTTTTTATAGTCACGACTTGCAGGATTGAAAAATCTTCCGGGTGCTGGTAAAATAGAAGCAGCTTCAGGAAACTTTTCTGTATCCATTGCTCGTTTCATGCGTGGAGAAAGTGATTCTTCTACACTTTCTTCCATACGCATAATAGGTTCATCTTCAGGAATAAACTTTTTTGCTGAACCACGTCCAGTAGTTTTAATTGGTGTGGCAAACTCTTTTAGTCCAGACCTTGCCGCAAGCTTTAATACTTGTTGTAAACCGCCAGCCATAATTTATGCCTTTCCTTTTTTAGCATCTGCTAATAGTTTGGTAATCATGTCTGCCGCTTTAAGCGTTTCGGAGTTTTTGATGTTATCTTCTTGTTTGATAAGGTCTGCGAGGATTTCGACAGCCTTGATAGCCGTTTTTGTATTTCGATCTTTCTCTTTTTCATCAGACTTCAGAGTATTCTCTGCTCCCACTTTGTAAGCATCAAGCGCAATCTTCTGTTCTTTTAGATCAAGGTCACGGTTCTTCAACGCACCTTCAGAAGCTTCTTTTGCAAGTTGCGCCTGAATCTTTTGTTTTTCAATTTCAAGACGTTGTGCTTCAATAGCAACCATTTGTTGTTCTGGACCACCTCCTTGTTGTGCTGCAGCCATGTTAGCTTGCATGACTTGTTGTGCAGCAGCAGCCATTACTTGTTCGATTACTTGTGGATTCTGTGCATTAGGATCACCCGGAGGTGCTTCTGCCATCATTTGACGTGTTAGACCATTAACTTGCTCCTCATACTTCATTACAATATGTTCTTGAATATTTGCTTGCAATACAGGTGCAATACGTTGCATCATAGGATTACCACCATTAGCAGGATCTTGTAAGAACATTGTCTTAACTTGAATATGTGCATCATGGTTTTGTCCAGCAAATGCTTTAATAGGCAAGCCTTTAGTTGCAGCTTCAATATCCGTAACAGGATCAAGAGGCTGTGGTTCAGGCTTCTTAGGTAGAATGCGATCTAGATTAGGAATATTAGCCGCATTCAATAAAGTACGGTTTAGTTCTTCCATATTAAACATTCCCGGTGGGGCTGTCTGTGCCATTTGTACAGCCATCTGCGTCATCATAAGTCGGTGTGCAGAAGAAGGAATGTTTGGATCTGATACAGGCAAGACATCTACACGACCATCAAAGTCGTATTTGAAAATCTTTTCTGTAACACCGGGGACATCGTAGGGGTATTCATCTGGCAAACTTTCGTAATCAATACGTGCCAAAATTTTAAATTCATCTTTTTGTGACTTGTGCAAACGCTTATGGATAGCACTAAAGAACTTACTAGAAGCTTCAAGCAGTGCCATGGTTGTACCTACAGGCCCATAGTTAGAACCTTCACTGATTACTTGCTCAGTGGTATCTGCAAACTTTTGTCCTGCTGCTGCTACAAACTGTAGCATCTGGAACAAAGTTCCTGATGGTTCTTTATATGGTAAAGGCACAATAGATTTAGTAAGGTCCATACCAGTTGCTTCAACTTCTTTAAACTCACCGGGAGCAACAGGATCATTATCACCTACAATACGTACACCTTTTGCCTTAAAGCCACCGGGCAAGTTAGCAAACTGACCAGCATCAATAAGGTTACGCATAGCTGCCGTAGCAGACATAGTAAGATTACCAAGGAAGTGAATAAGACCAAGACCATAGAACCCAAAGCCCGGTACAAAACGATAATGAGTAAAGAACATTTTCTTTTGTTTTGTTTCGTCTTCTGGGTCCCAGTTGCGGCGAATAGAAAGAACTTGACGTGAACTTTCTTCAATAGTTACAATGTAAGGACAAGCCACACCTTCTTCTTCAATGTCCAGATAGCAGTGTTGTTCTAGTAGAACATACTGCATATCACTATCTGAAGAAGGTGACAGTCCTAAAACTGTATCCATTTTTTCTGTAAGAGCAGATTGTTCTGGTAAATAAGGATCGGGAAGATCATTATCCAGATACATACCTGCATTAATTTGACGTGACAGTTCTACAGGGCTGCGATACAACACATGGGTATATCGATCAGCACGGCGTAGATCTGTAGCATAATAAGACACATAGAACTGGTCAATGGGTACAAACTCACTGACAGGACGATCTACAGATGCATCAAAGTAAATCTTTTTAAAAGCTGAACCAATCAAGGGCAGGTGAAATAGCATACGTTCAAACTCGTCAAAGTATTCAGGCATCTGTTCAGTCAACTGGTAATTCATAAAGTTGCGAACACGGTTAGCCTGACGCTGACGGTCTTCCGTAATATCACCGAGAACTTGGGTCTTTACAGGCCCGGAAGCAGGGAATAGTTCTTGACTTGCCCTTGATTGGAACTTGACTGCTGATTCGATCAGCAATGGGTGTACAGCAGTTGCTGCGCCTTCAAACGGTTCTGTGGTTTCCTGTAGTTTGAGGCCAAGCAAATCAAAGCCACGTTCAAACATGGATTCCCATTCAGAACGTGAACTTCTATCTGCTTCATAATTATCATAGATTTCTTGACCGATAGAAGAAAGGATATCTTCATCTAGTTCTTCAGCTAGGTTAGCATAGAAGTCTGAATCATCTAAACTAAAATCTACTTCAACAACATTATCGTCTGAAGTAAATTCAACTTCTATTTCACCTGTATCTGGATCGACTTCAAAATTAACATTTGAGTCCATATTTGTTTCAAAGTCCACATTGATAATATTATCTGTTGGAATTTGATCGTTTGGATTTTTTTCTGTAGCCATAGTTTTCCCTGCTTATAAAGTTAATATTCAACTATCCCTATATTATATACTCAAGTTCTCCAATATGCAACACGCTTTTGTCTTCTATAATTAACATCGTCTTCCCAATCAGGATCTTCTGGATGTCTAAGGTTCCAGCTATCTTTCATATAATGAATAGCCATAGTCATACAGTCAACTTGGTCATCATGTGCGCCATTCGGAAATGACATACATTCTGAAAACAAATCGTCTGCCCATACTCTGTCATTAGGTAACCATACACGTCCTGCTTCCATCATTGGTGTAGATGCGTATACACGTGCCACCTTGTCCCTGTCTGGAAGATAGTCAAGCACAGGAAGCCCTGCCCTACGCATATCCTGCAGCAAAGACTGACCCGAAGCTTTCTTTTCTATAATACAAATATCCGGTCTGTACTGTGCGTATAGTTCCTGTGCCAGCCTACGAAGTTCAGGATATTCAAATCTTCCTCTTACATTTCCTAATAGAATAAGATTAGAAGTAACATATTCACCACCATATCCATCTTCTTCATAATTATTAAAGATACCCCAAGTCTGAATTACACTATAGTCAGCCGTTCTACTTGTACTAAATGCTGTATCATATGTCTGAATAATAAAGTCACAGCTTGGTGGATCTTCATAATCCCACCACTTAAACCATTTCTTTTTAATAATACCACCATCATCAGGACTTGGATCTTGCATATACAAAGCATTCCAGTATCTACTACCATTAGATGCACGTATTTCCTGCTCATCCAGTTTTAGTATTTCATCTGATTTCCATTCTGGAAAGTATGAAGTTCCTACTGGTAAACCAAGTAACTCTGCTGCTGGCTCATCTAGCCATGCAGGTATAGATATAACTTCCCAAGGATACTTGGATTCTTCTACTGCTGATTCCTGCTTTAACAACCATCCACACAGGTCATCATAATGATACCGTGTGTTGATAATAATGATGGCTCCATTGGGCATGATACGTGTACGTAAACCTGCAGGATACCATTCCTTAATATATCTACGTCCTGCTTCACTGAAGCTGTCTTCTTCAGACATCACGTCATCAAGTAATGCTACGTGTGCGCCACGACCTGCAACCTGACTACGTACACCTGCTGCATAGTAAGAACCATTCTTATTCGTCTTCCACTTACCTGCTGCCTTAACGTCACTGCGAAGGGACACACCACGAAAGATCCTTTGAAACTTTTCTGTGTTTACTATGTCTCTTACCGATCTACCAAAGTCACTGGCAAGCTGATCACTGTGTGATACCGACATAATCTCGTGATTAGCATAGTTTCCTATGTACCATGCAGGAAATAGCTTGCTGCATATAAGTGATTTAGATGAACGTGGTGGCAGAAAGACCATAAGTCTTTTTACATTCCCTTCTACCACACCTTGTAACTTTGAACACAATAGTTCAATATGCCTACCCATTTCAAAGTCAGACACAAGTGTAGGCGCAAATAACTTTACAAATGTCAAAAAGTCGTCACGTGCTGCTTTATGTATATACTTATTCATAGAATCTTTTAAATTAATATAAGACCCCATACCAGATAGTTCTGGTAATACTCCTGTATCATGTGTATCTAACATTTATGCTGCTGTACCTTTTTCTATATTACACTGTACTTCTAAAGTTATTACTGGTGGTGTGCTTTCTTCAGACACAAAGTCCTGCATCATTTCTGCACTACGTGCCATACATTCTACCTGTGTTTTGTAAGGCCCACGTTTATCATGCAATTCTACACATTCTGTGTTGATCATGCAAACTATAATTATTGCTTTGTACATTTTTTATTCCTTTCTTGATTTTTTTATTGTAACACACTTGCATAAGTTTTAAAAATATGTTATTTTACTACTAAGTTTCCAAAGGTAAATACCTACCCGACACAGCAACACACATAGTTATATAGTTAAGTGAAGTTCGTATAAGTTAATTAAACTTGTACGAACTTTTTTTATAATCTTTTCCTACCAACTAATTAGCCCCGATGAAAGTCCCTTTAATTTTTTTAAATATATGTCAGGGTCATATATATAATATAAATAAACCTGCATTTTTTTGGTGGGGGTTCTGAACAAATCTTTATAGATTTGTCAGAAAATTGACAAAGAATCCTTTTCTGTCAAGGAATTGACAGCAGATTGGCAAAGATTAACTAGTTTTTGGTTAGTTTTCATAGACAAAGTGTTGATAATGTCAAAAACATGACATAGCCAAAGGCTATCCGGTCTATCCAAATCCCCATGGTATCCATCCCCAAATCACTGAAAACAATAGATTATTTAATTCATAACAGAGTTATGAATAAATTAAATAATCTATTGAATTGGCAAAACTCAATCATCATTCCGTCAAATCTTTGACAAGCTTTTGACGATCCGTGATGATCGTTTTGATGATCGTTTTGTTGTGTTTTCACCCGGCAAATCATCATCGAAAAAATCGTTTGACAACCAAAAATAAAACCCCTATTTAATTCATACGAAGTATGAATAAATTAAATAGGGGTTTTAAATTGCCGAAAAATTTATTCAATCAATCATGTTTGCGAAAGGAACACAACGACATGAAAAATTCAGGTTATCAATTGATCAAATACGCAATCAATCACATGGGTTTTGAAGTATCCGTTCAAGATCCTGAAGATTGCGACAATGTTTTCTATCGTGGCAAAAGCATTGCCAAGGCATGGGAAGAGGCACAATGCATGGATTGGATAGCGTTGGAATTTTACCATATCGATCCGATATCCGGTGAAGAAACCTATGCTGGCTGGGCAAGCCTGATACATGGCAATCAGCCGAATGAAACTGTATCGGATTATTCCGGTAGCGACTATGCCAATTGGATTGATACATTCTGGAATGATCCTGAATATTGGTAAAATCTGGTAACAATTAGAACAGGGAATAATATACCCTTTAGGGTATATATATTATTCCCTGTTCTAAATATTCATTTTTTCATTTTCCGAATAGCCTATCCTCATGGGGCTTTGTACCATGATCAGCCACGGTTGGTAGGCGTAGTGTACTGACGACACTTCCTGATCACGAAGTAAAACTGATCATCACAAGGCGAAGCAAGGCCTAACTTGCATGGACTACATCCTGATCACGATGTAAAACTGATCATCACAACAACGGCAACGATTAGAAGGGATCATGCCATGATGTATGTTTGTTCAAAAGAAAAAAGAAAGCTTTCTAATGCTTGCTATCAAAAGCTTGATACATTAGAACGGCTTGATAAATTCGCTGACAAATATGAATATCTTTTTGGATATGTTGTTAGTGGATTAGACGGCGAAAAATTTATCAATCACAATGGTAAATTCATTCGCCTTAACTCAACGGCTAATTGATTAGAAGGGATCATTGCCATGAAACTAAAACTGCTAGGCGTTGGCAACAATGCAAAAACTGTCAAAGGTGACGGATCAGAATATTTAACCGCTATCCTTTACCTTGCCCCAGCCGATAGCGTTGATGGTATTAACCTATGCCCTATGGCTGTTATGGCTGGCTGTAAAGCTGGCTGTTTAAATACCGCCGGACGTGGTGCTATGAATTCGGTGCAACAAGCCAGAATGCGTAAAACCATTTATTGGCGTGATCATCCTGATTTGTTTCTGGCTGATCTTCATAACGATATCCGGCAGTTTAGAAAATACTGTCAGAAAAAGGGCATTCAGCCTGTAGTCAGGATTAATGGCACGTCAGATGTAAATTGGGAACGCCATGTAGATATGGCTGGCGAATTCTCAGACGTGCAGTTTTACGACTACACAAAGAATGTTAGCCGGATGAATAAACCACGTCCAGCTAACTATCATCTGACGCTATCCTATAGTCAGGCCAATGATCGTTATGCTCAGATGTGTTTGGATGCGGCGAAGCAAGGACATAATCTGGCTGTTGTGTTCAGGCACAAGGACAAGATACCGCCTGTGTTTCATGGTATGCCTGTCATCGATGGTGACAAAGATGATTTGCGTTTCCTAGATCCACAAGGCGTGGTGGTTGCCCTATATGCCAAGGGCAAGGCGAAGCATGATGCTTCTGGTTTCGTAGTCGATGTTGAGTAAGGAAAGGAAAAATCAATGTCAGCTTTTCAAATTGGTGATCGTGTAAAATTCCGTGACGTTTCCGATGGTGACAACACACTAGCACCATTGGACGTGCGTGGTAAAATCGGAACGATCAAGGCCATAGAAGATCAAGAATTCCTGATCGGTAAACCAAGGGTTGCCGTGATCGAATTCAAAAAACTTGGCCTTGTCAAAACTTTATCAACTCAAATCAAAAGAGTAGGAAAATAAAATGACCAGACAAGAATTTTGGGAATGGATGGCAACCTGTCCAGCAAAAGAAAATGCTGACGCATCAGGTTGGTTTGTTGCAAATGATGGCGGTACTGACGCTAGAATATTCTTTTACTTTGAAGAGGAAAACGATGATGTTTGATGCAGAAAAAGAACATCCAATGTCCGTGGCTGATTATGTTGAACGAGTCAAAGAAGCTGAAGAGATGATCGAATTCATAGCACAACAGTATCAAAACGAAGCGTATGCCAGTAGCGTTGAACGTTATGAAAAGGAACTCGATCTTATCTATACAAAAATATATGTTGTGAAGATGTTGAATTCCATGGCAAACGATGCCAGCCAAAAAGCGAAGGAGCAAAGCAATGGCTAAATATACCAGACCAAACACAATTGAAATCTGGCCTCAAGATAGTGAAGGACGTTTCAATATCGTTAAGATTTCTCAGATGCCTGACAGTGGCATGGGCAGTATGAGCAGTCGTAAAAAAGGACTGGTTGAGATATCCGATGGCAATACCTGTAAAGGATATCTCAGCTTGATAGAATTGCGTGATGCGTTGAATGAAATCATTGACCATGGCGTGATGAAGCAGACCATCGAACAGTGGGAAGAGGACGAAAAGATGTATGCGGAATCGTACTATCAGGATGCAGAACTATCAGACATATTGCATCAAGAAGAACTTGACGCTATACGTCAGGATGAAGATCAACAATCATTCGGAAAGGGATGGTAAGACCATGAAGATCAAACGCACAAAAATCAAAAAGCCGTGGAAGATTGAACGCAATCAAAAGCGGAAGGATAAATACAGTTTTGTTTGGGCAACCCATACTGCAAAGGAGCAATCAAATGGGAAAAGATAAACATCGTATGGTCACTGAATTCATAGAGGAAGAAATCTATCCTCATGCCAAACGACTAATACAAGATATGTTTGGCAGTAACTTTATTCCAGAGGATGGATTTTGGATTGACAGATACTGCGAACTATCCAACTGGCTGGAAGATCCAGACAGTCAGGATCAGACTGGCGAAACAATCCAACTTGATCTGACTGTGTTGACAAGGCACGGAACCAAATACAGTGAAAAGGATGTGTATGATTTCGTGAATGCAATCATCGATGATTTCTTCCGGCACTATCGGTGCGGATGTTCTTATGACTGTTGCGGTCACAAGTTTACCGCCAACGTGGACATCCGTCACAAGGTCATCAAGAACTGGTCTAGTCCATTAACCAGTGCCGATGGCATTGGGGCAGATGCCTACGATTTTCATATCAGAATTCACAACGGATATAATTACTAGGAGAAAAATGATGTCCATAATACCAAACTTTCTAGCATATCTTTATGTGTCATGTACCAGCCTGATCGTTGGTACATTGGCACTGACTAGCACAAAAGAATTCGCAGGGCTTATCCTGTTTGGATGTGTTGCGTGTTTCATTGGATCAACATGGTTAATAATTGAAGAGGTGTTAAAGAGATGAGAACAAAACATTATACGGATCAGGAATTCAGAGATCTGCCACGTTACGATAATGGTGACGTGGACTACGATGTGTTATCTGAATCATTCATGTGGATGACACCGAAACAAAAAGATAAATTATCCGATGATGATTTCAGTCGGGTCATTGACATGGAAGAAGAAGTAAACTATTTACTGTATGAGTTTAAAGAGGAGATGGGATATGTCTAATATTCACAATGAACAATTGCTTGAACAGCTATACGATCAGGCGTGGGAGATGTTGCATCCACAGATACACATCGAAAGCGAACTGCATGAAGCCTGTATCAGGCAAGCACAAGAATGGTTTGAGGAGATGTCATAATGGAAGTGAAAAGATTTCAAATAGAAGAATACGATGACAACGACAACCTGATCAAGACTACCGATCACGTTGCATATGTACCATCAAGCACAACAGATCTCATAAAGTTCTTATGGGATCTGGAAGATCAAGCATCAGTATCAACAACAGAAAAGGAGTAATTGACATGGCTAAATCTACAATCAAAGTGAGCATCCGTAAAAACTATTATGGTAACAAGTATGGTTTGGGTTTCACCAAGCTGAAAACTGGCACACGTTTTGATGCACCATATGTATCCGTGTCAGTCTTTGATGGTGACACTACAGGTTTAGGCTGGAAGTCTATTGTGAGAAGTGCTAAGTCTGGTGTAAAATTCATGTACGAGAACAATCGTACTGGTGTTACACGCATCTCACATTTCCTATAGGATCGAACATTGGATACTATCATTCGATCTGTTGCACCTATGGCACTATGGATAGTCATCGTACTATCCATAGTAATCTTTGGAAAAATAACTACGAAGGAAGTTAAACACAATCATGCAAAACGTAATCGTATACAACGTAAAAGATGAATCTGAAATCGAACCAGTCAAGCAGTGGTATTATAGACAGTATCCACCTTTAGGATATGACACACGGCTTGACAGTGTAAGAAAACAGGATGACGGATCATTCGATCTGACATTCACACGTCTAACATCTTGTGATTGAAAGGAGAATATCAGTGGCTAATCCATTAGCAAAATCAAGAACGCCTGACAATGCATACGCAACATTCTATGTTGAGAATGGATCAATGTATTTCATGTGGAAAGTGTTAAAGACATACCAACTACCGCACAAGGAAGAACAAAATCCCTATGCACGTTGGATGTGTGCAGTCAAATCACCATACACTGACGACAGGTGGGAGTATGGTGACACATACATCAATGACATACTGGACACTGGTGCGGCTTTGATCGATTCCACTGATGAATGGAAAAAAGCTTATGCCAAAGACTAAAAAGAAAACTTATGAGGTGTTGGGCTATAAGGTGATGCTCAACACCTACATCATTGATGCTGATTCAAAAGAAGAAGCATTGGAAATCGCAATGGAAATGGAGCATCCTCTATCATCTGAACTGGTAGAGGAAGCCTATCAGGATGCAGAGGAGATAGTATATGTCTAGTCACAGTGTACCAAGACCACCAGAAGCAACGTGGGCTGATGCCAAGTTGTACAGGGCTGACCTGTATGACACACGCTGGCCTGTGTGCGGCACACGTTTGATATGGGCTGTTGTCGGATGGAAGTGGGTACGAATCTGCACACCAATTCAGCATGACAAGTGGCGTATGAAGCGTAGTGAATGGGATAAGATATCACATCAACTATTTGAAAAGGAGAACAAAAATGACAACTGATAGTGTTTCGAAAAGAACCATAACAGTTCGCTTTGTTTTTGAACGTGATTTTGAATTACACTGCAAAGAAGTAGATGAAAATGGTAAGGGTGAATATTATGGTGGTGGTGGTGATGACATGGTGATGTCTGGGCTTGACCCTTATGATCAACTAACACATGAATCTATATTTGATAACCCTATAAGTGGATTCAGGCCAGTCAATGGATGGCATTGGGCTGATGCTAATCTGTA